ATTTACTGTTTGATTAAGGCTGACATCTAGGATATTCAAATCTTCGATGGCACTATCAGGATTGTCCTGTATAGGTCGATAGAGAGCAGCACGGTCTATGCAGAGAATACCATTCCAATCTTCAGACCCACTAGTACTGTTTCTGGCCATATTTATTTGCCAACCATACATTTCTGAAGGAGTAAAGTTACCGCCCCCACTTTTGGCAGTCATAGCGTTATTTGTTGACACCGCAACCCCATCGGCAAAGACATCGTAAGTATAGGCATCATAGTCAATACTAATATCTATGTCTGTCCACAATTGAGATTCAGTGTATGTGTTCTGCGTAGCAGTAGAACCACTACTACCTACCCACTCAAAGAAGGCAGCGGCAGCGGCAGCATCGTTAAGACCAGTCCCATCACTTTCAATAACATGAGTAATTGCTGAGTTATTTGCAAATCCAGTTTGGGTAGGGGAGCCTGTGAAGCCAATCTTAATTTCTGCTTTCCAAGAATCAGCGGCAGCGTAGGCCCCATTATTAAGATAGCCTTGTAAATTAACACGAAGATGAAATACGTCAGTTGTCCCCAAACTGTTTAGTGAACCGTCGTAGAATATCATAGGTTTGTAAGTATCGTCGACAGTAGTATCATGCCAAGTATTTACAACCATGAATGGTTTACCAGCAGGACTTTCTATTGGGTGAAGGAGAGTGTTAGCGTAAGGGTAGTCGGCAGCGGCGGCGACGGGTCTTTCTCCCATAAAGCAACCACTTAAATGAGCGTGTTGCTGGCGAACTACTGGCACAGCGTTTGCTGTATTAGGGATGCCACTAGTAGCAGCAATCCCATCCATTTTCTGCATAACATCCCTACCAAAAGTAGAATCAGTTTCCTCAATAGGAACCCAGTATTTGCCAGAGGTATCGTAACCGTTACAGAACAAAATGTAACCCTCTACTGCGTCAGTGCTTTTGTAAGGATCACCAATATGACCAGTCCCTTTGTCGAACTTTTGCCTGTTAGCATTACTAATAGTGTTAGGGTATTGTGGTGAGACTCTCCCAGACCAATCAGAAGCACCACGCCTATTCTCATCGTATGTTAGCCACTCATGCATACCTGAGTTGTGAAGATACTGAGGGCCATTACTTGCTGCGGCTACGACTGAAGCATTGTTAAATCTGCCACCGTCGGCGTCACCACGCTCAACCCATGCGTAGGTGTAACGAGGATTTAGTGGAGCGTAACCATTGATAGGGCTGCCATGATGACTTGCAGAAGATTTGTATGTAGTTCCTACTGCGTTACTGTCGTCAGGGAGGACGCGAGCGGAATTGAAATCGTCGTAATATCCTGCTAACCAAAACGAATACTTTCTACTAACCGACCTCATCTCACGACCCCGTTTCCATGTGCTTGTTTAAGACAGAGATAATTTTAGCCGCTGCCTCTTCTTCATTGAAAAACCCGTTGAAATTGTTAGTCATTATGACTTCTTGTTTATTATACAGGGTGCCTACGCCTTGTGTCACTACTTGCTTGTAGAGCGATCCGGTAACATTTCCATATTTACCGCCAAAGAATAGTTCATCTTTTGCATTACCAAAGGCAGTCATTTCTTCAGTGAGGTTGGTGAAATCATCTGATAATACTTGAAGACCACCATCCACTTCTGTCGCTGCATCATTCATTGAAAGAATAGCATTAGCCGCCGCAAGTGCCCCTAGTGAGCCTTCGGCGAGCATTTCATTATAAAGGTCTAAAGGTCGACTGTTATCACCCAATGTTTTGCCCATACTTTTATACGCATTTTCTAACATTTTCAACGCAATAAACTCTGTTTTGGCTTCGTTTTTCCTTGATTGACTATAATCATCAGTCTGGTCAGAGAAAATACGCGCGGAAGCCAGCGATTGTTCTCTAATACCAAGCCCTGCTTCAAAGTCTCCTTGTATAGCCCCAAGTATTCTTCTATTAGTTCTTATTGCTTGGTCGCCATCAGCCTCAAATAACATATCCAAATCTCCGTAGAACGCACCTTTTCCTGCCTTATCAGATAGCATCTGCCCATATCCAGGCAAGTCGCCTAGTGGCCCAAACGCCTCATCCCATGTTGCGTGTATTTCTTCTCGATTCAGATTTTTACCAAATCCTCTAATCATAGCATCGGCCATAACTCGCCCACTCGATTCACTATCCCCAACAATATAACCCTGATACTGCATCCGCTGTATGTCTAGGTGAGCAGCAGTAATCGCCTGCACTTCCTTGAGATTTGTTTCAAGCATATCCCTAGTATCTGGATCTAGTGCTTGTTCCAACGCCAAGCCGAGTTCATGTGCTGTTTCTCTAGCCATTCCATAGTTTTCTTTCAATTCTCTTATTTCGTAATTAACAAGACCAAGACTTGATGCTATATGCTTTTCCACGCCTTCAAAGAGCATATAGTCAGTCCCACCCTTTAGTTGATCTAATATGCTAGTCATTTTCATTAATTCATTTGTGAAGTCGGTGGTCGCATCGGTCGCACTCTCAGCCCCCATAATCCAGTCTGCGAAGTAATACACGGCGGCTGCTGCTAATAGAAGACCTGAAACAGAAACAATAGTAGTCATTGCGGCTGATAGTTGCAATGCTGCGAGAGATGTTTTCATCATTGCTATCGTTGCTGCGCCCATAGTGAAAATCATAGGAACCATTGAAAGTGTAGTGGCCACCATAGATATTCTCATACCTTCTTGGCCGCCCATAATCATAGGGGCAAGCATAGATATAGCCATCAACCCGCCGGAATATGCTTGTGCTCCTGTCTTAGCGTAGCCGTAAGCCTTAGCACCTTTAGTGATAGCGACATTTTTCTTTTCTTCAGCAAGAATTACCTTTTGCATTGAGGTTTCTAATCTTTTCATTGCTAAATCTAAATCGCCCGTTGTAACAGTACGCCTTAATTCTGCCATACTAAGTTTTATATTACTTTCCCTCAAAAGTTCATTTAGAGCAGTCATTTTCCCTGTTGTAGTTGCGGTACTATCAAGAATTGACCGCGCCTTACTTCTGGTCACTGTAATTTCTTTTTCAACTCTATCATAAATCTTTAATTTTGTTATATGAGTGTCTAAATCCATGATTGAACTGTGCATATAAAATGCTTGCGCTTCCATCTGTTGCGTTATGGCTTGGTGCTCCTTCCATTTTTTCTTCAAATCTGCAATTTCTTTCGCTGTATATGCCCTTCCCTGTGCGTTAGTGTACTGTTCTGCTTGGGCTCGATTCGCTTCAACCTTTAACGCTATCTCGTCGAATTGTCTTTGAATAATTTGCGTTTGAATAATTTCTCTCTCTGCTACCAATTGTGCATGTGTAGTCGCTAATTGTATGCGCGCTGTTGTATTCATCTTTGCGCTAGTGCCACCATATTGCTTGAGCAAAATGGTTCTTTCCATCAAAGCACTTCTCTCTGTCGCTGCTGCTGTCGCATGGCCTCGTATTTCATCACCAATATTCTTAAGAAGTTGTCCACGTAACTTTTCTTTAGTAAAGTTTAGACTTAGTTCGCTACCGTACAGTGTAGTGTAGGCCGCTTCTTGCTGCTTCATATCAAGTATTTCCCTCTCAACATATTTCTTAGCCTGCTGCGCAGCCCTAACATTACCTTCAGCAGCCCTATCTTTAGACTTTAGAAGTGTGATTTGGTCATTAATACCTTTTATCTCCTTCATAATTGTTTTTTGTTCTTTGAGACTCATATTACTACCTTGTATAGTAGTTCTAGTGGAGCCAAAGGCACTATCAATAGCAATTTGCTGTCCTCCTATCGCCGCCATTACTGATCTGAATGCACCCATTCCGATAATTATGGCTCTTATGGTCAATTGTAATTGAAGGAAGCCGCCAGTAATTTTAGTCATTTCTCTGAACTTAACTAGGCTATTGGCTATCGAGGCAAAGGTATCACCATATTCACCTGAAGTAAAGTTAAGCAATTCAGCATTGTAATCTCTTTGGGCTCTCGCCGCTGCTGTTATACCTGGAAGTAGAGAAGTGCCTATCTTAGCACTGTAATCTTCTATCTCGGCATTCAAGGCTTCTAGTATAACTACTGGGTCTTCTAATCGCCTATTAACCTCTTCTTGGGCACTAGCAAGTCCGTCTGTTGCTTCTGCGCTCAACTGAACAGCACGGTCATATCCTTCCATTAGTTTAATGAAACGGACATAGTGTCTATTCCCAGCGATTGTCTGAGCGATTGCCTGCTTATTAGCGGAAGTAGTTTGATCCCAACCTTTCTCTTTGAGTTCTCTCATGATGGATATCATATCCTTCATATCGCCATTGGCCAATTTAGTATCAATACCATACTCTTTTAATTTTGTACTCGCTCCACCAATGTCGCCACCAAGTCGAGCATACATCATTTTCAAAGAACGACCAGCGGCACCAGCCTGTTCACCAGACTCAATCATAACAGCGGACATTGCCGCCATATCTTCAATACTTGAACCTGTCAAATGTGCCTGCGAAGCGAACTGATTCATAGTGAAAGTTAATTGTTCCATCGTAGCGATAGACCGATTCTCAACGGTATTCAAAGCATCGAGAGTTTGTATGCTTGACTTTTCTAAAACACTTTTCTGCTCCATAGCATTTAGGGCCTTAAAAGTTTCCTTACTATACTCACCATACATAAAGCCAGTCTGTTGCTGTAAGTTAGTTATACGACGCATAGCACTCTCAGTGTCCATACCACTGATAAGAGAGAACATAACACCCATTTGGGTTCCAATTAGGATATTAGTTTCACCAATGACAGCGCCCATTTGAGCCATACGAGCAGCAGCATCGAAAGTCTCACTTGCTGTCATAGCAAAGTTATGACCCATATCAATTAAACTTTCATTTATGTTATCTAAGGCTATTCGACTATCCACGCTTACGAACTTTTCAAAGGCTATTCTAGCCTCTCCTACCTCGATAGCCAAATCTTTTGTTCTACTGACCATGCCATCAATCATCATCCCTACGTCACCCATAGGGCCTAGGACAGCATCGAACACGTCAAGCATTACTGCTTGCATGATAGTCTGAGAAGTTTTCATGTCAGCAATCAGTTTATCTGATTGCCATTTGGCAACGACATCGAAAAAGATACGGGATGCGCCAACACGTGTCATATAAATCACTCCTTGTCTTCTCTAATGAACCCACCGTCTTTTAACAATTGCAGTGTTTCAGCGCCGTCCATTTCAACAGAACGCTGTGCTCTTCTCTGTCTTTTTCTTGACTCCATAGCATTACCAGAGTTTTTATCTGTGCCATGAGCCTCTTTAATCTGATCGTGAATCTCACCAAGGGTAGATAAATCAAACTCCATCCTTCTCCATCCTCCAAATCCGTTGTATTTTTCAATCAGGTCGGAGGGTAAGATGCCCTTGTAAGAAGAGCACATCGCCGGAGCGACCTTCCCTATTGATCCAAAGGGGCTGCGCCGTCTTCATCTCCGACATCACCACCGCGCACGAACAAAAAGATTTCTCTCAGTTCTTCAATGGTGAGTGAGTTAATGTCAAAGTTTTCGTTCAGGATGCATGGGGGGACAAGAGCCATCATTTGGTCTTGCATACCGCCGCCGAGTTCTTCGACGTGATCCATAAACTCTTCGGTTTGCTCTTCAGTCCAAGTAGACTGGTCAAGGCCGAAGTGCCTAAACTTTCTAAACGCCTTAGAGAGAATACTCTCAAAGGGTAATTTTTCAAGGCCACTGGCCTGTCGCGCTTCTATCTCTAGTTCATCAAACGTGAACTCTTTTGTTTTTACTGGCATCTCTATCACTTCTCTTACTCTTAACTCTGTTCTCAGATAATGGAAACATAATAACACTCCCATAATCATGCGACATCATACCACACTACGGTTAGTGTGATGCGGTCGCTATCTTTTTTCCTGCTTGTATCACAAGATATTATTACGTCAGCATTGGCTATTGCGGCCCTAAATGCTGTTTGAACTTCTGCTGCTGTACCAGTAAATTGACTGACTATTAACTTTGTCTTGTCAGTAACAACCATTCCACCGTTATTAGCCATCTAAGCCACCTCACATTCCTGTGTAGACTTGATTGGCACCGGCTGTCATGTGAGTAACTTCTAGCATATGGTTAGAAGGATTAGAACCCATTATACGGACGTATGCTCGGTAGTTTAGAGACATGGTAGTGGTATCTCTACCACTAACATTGGTTCCTGAAGGAGCCTCATATCTAACATCGAAAAGGTCGATTTGTGTAGTGTGTGTTCCATCTGATAGTGTAAATCTAAGTGCGTAAGATGTAACAGCGGCGTCAGGTTTAACTTCAAGTCCACCAGATGCTATTAATTCCGCATATGTTGGTTCTGATTCTTGGCCGGCTGGTAGGGGGTCACTGTTAAGTATTGGTTGGTTGAACTCTATGGTTCCAGTAACTTCTCTGCGCTGCATAGGTGGTTGGCGAACATATGTGTTGCTACCAATAGCACAAGCAGCGTCACCATCAAGATTGTTATTCAATTCCATTGAGAATGATTTAACCATTGTCGAAGCAGTAGTGTCAGCATCGAACTTAACTGAAGCGTCAACGAAATGCATTCCATCGACCGCCTTTCCGTCGAAGGCTGGTGATCCTGTTAATGCACTAAGGGCACTCTCAGCCTTACCCATGAAGCCAACGCTCATAGTAACATATTCTCCGAGAGAAGCACTAAGGGATAAGCGATTGACACACATACCTTGGTAAGTGTGCTGTAAATCCTGTCTACCTACTCTGATTCTGAAAGAAGGGAGAGTGTTAGCAACGGTTTCTGTCATTACGTGAGTATAAGGGTCACTGCCGGTAATTGCATCTGTTCCCATAGCGCCATAAAGTAATAGACCACAGAAGTCATCTGCTTGAAGAACTAAGTTAAGGTCGCCTTCTGAGTATTCTTTTCCGTTTTGGCTCTTGGTCATACCCCAGTAAGAAACATCACCACGGTCAAGTATATCGAATGCGTGAACGATTGATTCGTCATCGACTTCACCTATCTTTTCGGTACCAATACTTGTTAGTGATCCATATGTTGCTTCTCGGGATATTCCGACGTATCTATTTGCAAAGGTTGTCATAAGTCATAACACTCCTGTATCTCCTACGTGTATTGTGGTATTTAACTATTATCACCTATGTAACATATTTAGGCGACGCATATACCGCATAGTTAGGACGTGAACGCAGACAACATCATCATCATCCATCTTAGAATTAAACTCAATATCATACGAAACAAGACTATCAGTAGTGCCGTTTAATCCAGTGGTTTTGTATAATTCATCGAAACAATCACCAGCAATTTCTACGCCTAATCTATACGCATTTTTATAATTAGTCCCACGTGTAGTAATAAACATCTGAACATCGAACATCTGGTCTATTCTTGTGCCACTTAAGGCAGCAAACTCAGGAGAGTTGACATTCTTCAATAGGACGTGGATAGAAGGTGGTGCAGTTCTTGACACCATCTGTGCCGAAAGGTCAAACCCATATAGAATAGCAGAGTTATTGACAAAGTTTTTGAGATGTGTTCTAGCACTATTCTGTAGTATATTAACAGTTTGAAAGCCCATCCTTAGTAGGGTGTCGCTTGTGAAATCAGAGATAGCGAGTTCGTTAGGGGAAAATGCGCCAGCAGTTGTAGCGTAGACGTTATTCCAATCAATAGTGCCAGTGCCATTACCCCACTCTATCTTTTTACTACCACTGGTGTTATTGACAGCAGTAACTTGAAGGAAGTGATTAGCGCCGTCATCGTCTTCTACTATCTCGCGCATGTATAGTGTGGCGACGCCAGCGGCGGTGAGAGTGAGTCTAAGTAATACAGGGACAGGTATATCCTCTGTCATGTCAGGATCGAGGTCGTGACTTGTTTTGGTAGTGGCTCCCACGATTGAAAACTTACCACCAGCGGCCACATTTACACTAACACTATGAACTCCGTTATCGAGGAATAGGATAGTTTCTCCTGTGTTGGGTGTCGCTTCGTAATTTAAGCAAGCCAGAAGTGTGTAGTCACTACTTGTTGGAATAACCTTATACTCGTTATTACTAACCCTCCATGCCCCCCCTGATGCAGCGGCAGAGCCAGCACCAGTCTTAGTCCATGCTTCATTGGTAGAAGCGTCACTAGGACTCTCAGGATTGTCACCATTTAATCTACTTGTCCAAAATTGTACTGTTGTCGCTATTGCCATTATACCACTTCCCATGCTCTATTTAATGCTTCTATTATTGCATTTTCCATTCTTGGAACTGCACGTTCTTGTGTTGATGTAAGCCATCCCTCGGAAGGAATTGGCTTGACACCCGGATGCGTCCCAGTCTTTCTTAATGCATTAATGAATCCTTGGCTGTTCTGACCGAAACCCATATACTTACTGTTGGTTATTTTTAAACCTTCAAAACCGTAAGCAAAGGGTTGCATACCATACTGGAGTATCTGTGCTATTTTACCACCGCGAGAACCTTCGACACCACCTTTATCTATTGGGTCAGACCCAAATCTAATTTCGGTTAGTTGCCCACGGCCCCCTTTCTCGACGATCAAAGAGTCAGCAACAGTCTCGTAAATATCACCACGAACTCTCTGAGCAGACTTTATCATCTTAATAGTGGTTCTCATTTCTTCCTTAATGACATCACTTATGGCGCCACCTATTACACCAGCAGCCTCTTTATTCATACGTGCTACTGCTGCTTCGGCTTCAGCAAAGTCCCACTCATAGTTAAGAGCAATCATAGGTTCAGCCATAATTAATCACCTCAATCGACAGAGCCTAGATGAGCAAGTCTCTGTAAGTAATCCATAGCGCGCTCTCTAAGAACATTAGCCCTTATAGGGTCAGCGCCGGATTGATGGAATGCGGATTCGTCCTCTAAGTAATATGACGCACCTAAATCGGCACATATTTCTCTGAGCAGTTGCCCGAACTCACCTTCTTCTACTGCCTCATCATCAGCATGATCCCACGAAATGTTTGTCACTCCAGTTAAATCATTTGTTGATTTGCCAGTCCAAGCAAAAGAATCACTACCTATGTAGCCATTACCTGCCGTTGAAAATCCAGTTCCAGAAGTTAGTGTTATTGTAGTAGCCCCTGCTACTACTGCGCCGTTGAGCGTAGTCGATACTGTATCTGTGCTAGGTGTATCTCTACCACGATACCTAAACTCTTGGTCGATATCAAGACCTGCTCTTCTAATTACGGAAGTAATTTTTGATGATGCACGGTCACGCTGACCAGAATCTAACCCAAGTCTTGAGCCAACATCGGCATTAGAACAATAACCCATTCTAAGCACCTCTGAGTAGGTCAATTAACTGCGCTTTTGTTCCTTCGGTAGTAACACCGCGCTCTTCACATAAAGCCTGAATCTCAGCCTTTTTCATTTGCTTAAGTTTTGTTATATTAGGCAGGTCTTCAATAATATCCATGACTTCATCTAAAGTCACTTCGCCGTCTTTCATAACCGCCTTTATTTTTTTCCATGCTAAAAAAGCAGCGCCTATTAAAAATAAGCCAGCGGTTGCGTATTGTTCGTATTCCATGTCAATCATCCCAGTATTCAATATTCTTTACTGCACTATGAGGTATAAAAGTGAATGGGTCATCAGAGCCCTCTCGATATATCCTATAACCATAGTCTGTTTCTTCAATATACACCCTCGTAAAACACTTTTCTGGGGGCGAATAAATTATTTTACCTTTCTTTTTTTCAGTCATAATATCAACTCCTTCTTTGGTAAGCAGGAAGATACAAATCTAAACCGCCAACGGTAACTAGACACCAACCATGTACAACCAAGTTATTGCCAAGCGCGTCGACAAGTGGTGGCGTATCAGCAAAAGACCCCCCACTGGCTAACATGGGCTGTTTACTATGAATACTTTCCCATGTGAGTGCTCCTGAGCCATCGGTTTGAAGAACCTGTTCTGCTGTACCATCAGCATTAGGAGTAGTTCCGGGGAATGTTAAAACTTCTCTTGTAGTCCCCCAGCCTGTGTCCTCACCGCTTCTAAAATACAACGGCTCAGTGTTTTTCCCCCCTGATCCTTCGCTGGCCGCCGAAGAAAACAATTGAGATACACGGTATGAAGTACCCCAACCCTTCATTGTCATAACAGCATCCCAATTGTTAGTCGAACCTGCAATGTCATCTGTAAAATCCCACGACACCTGACCGTCGCCCCAAGCGTCGGGGTTCAATTCTCCGTCTGCCCTTGCGTCTTTGATTTTTAACTGATTAACTCCACCAGTGACCCCAAGCGCAACAGAGTCGCCGCGAATCCATTCTTTAACTTCGGTAAAAGTAGTTTTTCTGTTTGTTCCGTTTGCTCCGTCGTCAATCAACAGCAAGTCAGCGTCAGCAATTGCTGTGTTAGCGGTCAAGCCTGAGATATCAAGTGCAATCGTCCCTGTGCTTGTAATTGCTCCACCTGTAATCGGCGCAGTAGTAGCAATGTTTGTTACAGTTCCAGAACCGCCACCACCACCACCAGCGCCCAGTGTAGTTTCGGCTTCTGTATCACTTACGAAAACAAGAGTTGTGGGAGAGGTATCTTTGACATAGAGAACTCCATGACCCGCACCAGCGGCAATAGGTTTCGCACTTTGCTCTGGCATAATAAGGCCCTCGCCCGGATAAAGGACATCGTTGGAGTCGTCGAACTTGAGTTTAGCATCTGTGTCCATTTTCAAATTAGTTTCTCCATAGGGGATATGACCTGCTGGTATATCACTAAGGCCAGTTCCACCATTAGCCACGGCAGGCATAGTTCTCCAAGGATTACTAGAGAATATTCCGGGTGCTAACTGATAGAAGTTCCATGTTCCCTCTACCTGTGGATGACCAAGACAAGTAATCATAGACGAATTATCCCCATCTATACCAGTTCCCTTAAGAGTTGCATTTGCTTTAACAGTTAGATTTGCACAAGTCAGAGTAGTCCTTCCCCTAACACCAGCATACTTAGCCCCTGTTGAACCGGGTTCGATTACAAGATTATTTATTTTTGCAAAGAATGAACTATTAGTCCCACCAAAGTCAGTGATATTGCCGGTAGTAGGTAGGAATCTGTCGTTGGCTGTGATATGGAATGTCGAAAGACCAGTATCGAATACTGCGCCTGTGAATTGTAAATTGGGTGCTGCGAAGGAAGTTATCTTGAATATTTTACTTGCATCTAATCCCGCCGCATTTACTGTGTTAAGTGGTTGGAACTGCACAGTGTTAGAGTTCGTGAGAAGGAAGGAATAAAAATCTGTGCTACCACTATTACCTATGGGTGGGATGTATTGAGGTGAGAACTTGGAAGCACTGTCGCTAGACACAATTGGATAAGGCCCATCATCAAAATGACATGGAGTGCTAGTATTAGCAGTCTGATCAATAGAATATCTTAATCTTTGAGGACTTAATACTGAAGCATTATCTCCATTTAAAATATATCTTTGAAGATACTCTGTATCTGGCGTAGGACTAGTCCCTAAATATGATCCAGCAAAACTTATAGTTCTGGTATATCCATCGGGCGCAATAGTCCCATTAAGATAAAGACCATTAGTAGTTACCCCTTCTGCCATTTGTAAATAACTAGGTGCCGCCACTACACTGATTTCATACTCAGCGCCAGAAGCGATAGTTTCGTCAGTAAGTCCGGCTGTAAGGTCTAGTGTTGTTTTTGTTACTCCACTAGCGGCTATTGTATATGTGCCATTATTACTCTTTGACCCCATAACATCAACAACCATACCTGGTTTGAATCCGTCACTAATAAAATCACTATCGACACTAGTAAGAACATCGGTAGAAGCAGTAAATACAGTGCCTACTCTGCCAACAGTAGTGCTAACAGTGTATTTATATCCTTCTAAAACAACTATTTCGGTGAGGGAGAGTGAGGCTATATTGAAATTACAAGGAGCCATCCCTTTACCGGCTGCTATTGTTTCAGAATGACCGAAAATAATAGTATCAGTGCTACTAGGAGCAACACCAGTGCTACCAGTAGTTGTTGTGCCCCAATTAGAACCAACACTAGCATTAATCGCTGTTGCGCCTATGCCCTGCCAATACCTAGTAGCCATTCATAACCCTCACGAAGTAATGCGGCTAGTAGTACTGCCTGTTGCATAAGCAGTTCCCGCTTTCTCCGAAATCAGGTCGAGGGCTTCCTTTGCCCGTTGCTCAAACACTCTCAATTGTGAACGGAACCTACGATCCTGCTCACCTCTATCATTCTCTGGGTAAAAAGTAGGAACAGTGTCGATAAGAACTAGTAAGCAGTCCATAGCAACAAGTAACTTAACAGCGTTTTCTTTATCTGCTGTGCTTACTGCATAAGAATCGGTGGCGATATAGTCTGAGTTACGAGCCATCTTGTCGACTTGAGTATTTCTTATACTAAGATACTCAGTGATTGTGCCTGAAATCAAACCTCTAGGTCGATTCAGTAAATCTCTAATGTTCGCATCAGTTACCGCCATCAGTATCACCAATCTGCCATCTGTCAGTAAAATCTTTCGGGACATCTAACATAGTAGAGTCACGTGGGGGAGTTATAGATCGACCAAGTATGAATACTAGGTTCGACTTTGCTATGATTTCAGCCATCTTACTATTAGGAACCCAGTAGACTGTTGCCCAGTCTTCTAGCATTTGCACAGGATGTCCTGTTTTCCTAGTAGTAGGTCGTGCTAGTCTAAACAACCAACCTTTACCGGGTAGCCAGTTCTTGAGTCTATGCTCAAGCACCTTTTTATCGGCTGACTCCGGTAAAGGAATGCCTGCTGCTTTACACTGTTGAATCAATGTTGCTTTTGCGACAGTAGCCACTAAAAACCCTCAGCCTCAAGCAATTACGCCGGTAATCTTAGCGATTCTGTTTGATGTTCCAGAAGCAGCGCCGTCTTGGTGCTGGTGGATGACCATTCCGTAGTAGGAGGTCAAAAGCCATGAGTAGCCCATACCTTCAACACGTGTCATCTCAGTCTCCATGAATCCGTTTCCGTTGTATTGGAAGAACTCTGCGGTTTCTGCACCTGGTATCATCAAGATTGCGTCAAGGCCGAGTGCGCCAGTTGCTCCGTAATCACGTGTGTAGTAGATTCTTAGGCTAGCGACACGGCGTAGGTGTTCCTCAAGGGACTCTACAACGTTGCCGTATAATTGAGTGTTCATCAAGACGCTGCGTGTGCTTGCTGGGACAACCATTGCCATTGGTTCGTTGCCACTGACACGGCCGTTAGCGAAGATTAAGTCCATTGCGTCGAGCACGTCTTTCTCTTCGTCTGCTGCTCCAGATCCCCATAGTGCGGTTGCTGCTACAGTCTGTCCTGCTCCAGCCTTCAAGTCTGTTAAAATCTTGTTGTCGATGCTGTCTGCACGTGCTTGGATGATAGCGAGTTGCTGTCGGGACATGTTCTCCCATGTTTCGCCACGTAGTTCAACACTGTCAAGGAACACAACTCGTCCTTGACCCTTGCGTAGTATGACTTCGTAGTTAGCGGTTCCAATTTCTGTTGGGTCGACTACTGCGTTGTCATCTAGTGGGTAGGTGAATGTTCCTTGGGCACCAGTGTACCACTTGAAGGTGATCCAGTTTACGGTGCGGACACCGACAATCTGAGTTCCTATTGCTATTTGTGTTGACTGAAGTTGAATAAAGTCACGAAGGGTCTGCTCGAGGACGGATTGTCCTTTGCCGAAAGGCCCTACGTTGCTTGTTGTCAGTGCGTCTGCATATACTATTTGTTCTAATGTTTGGTTTGCCATATTAATCATCTCCTATCACGCTATTGCTGCCCCTGATGTTGCCACACGAATAAGTGACGCACCTGCTACAGAGGAAGTTGTTTCGCCGCCGCCGACGTAAAGGCCGATTGCCTTTGCTGAAGAACCGGATGAGGTTGTTGCTAATCCAGCGTTAGTTGCATATACTGTGACACCAGTAGTCCATGTTTGGCTTGCAGTTGCTACTACTAGCATTACTCCACCCATTGGGTAGGCCGAAACTGTTGCTCCGGCTGCTGTTTGAAGAGCGCCTGCTGCATCACGGTTGCTTTCGTCAGCACTGATGAAAACACCAACTTCGCCAACTGCTGTTAGGTCTAGGGTGTTGTTTGTGCTGTCGTTAGTTAGGATAAGTCCTGCTTGTGCAACAGTTGTTCCTGTTTTTAGAGTCATATCGACTGCTTCTTGTCCACTTGCGTATGTCATCTTAAATCATCTCCTTTGCTTCAATGTATTTTGGTGCTGGAATTGCTTCTCTGTCAACAGACTTGTTGTAAGCGGAAGCCCAAGCGTTCCAAGCGCGCTCGTATAGATTCTCATCAGTTTGTAGTAATTCACCATTTAGGTAGTTAGCCACAACACTGTTTGATTCTGGACTGGATGGTGCTGGTGCGGAAGTTGCTGGTGTTGCTGCTTCCATGCTAACCTCAGCCTTTGGCTCAGGTCGGCTTGATTCCCACGAAGCGATTAGGCTTGTTAGGGTATCAGCGGAAAAATCTTCGTGGCCTTTTAATCCAAGTTCTGAAGCAGTGCTAACGAGGGAAAGACGGGATTCTTCCTCTCTCTTGCTTTCTAGTTCTTCAAACTCTGCTATGCGGGCTTCTCTAAGAACCATACTGGCCTTGAGAGCCTCCATCTCAGCAGCCATTTTATTATCGGCCTCATTGTTTACGATATCGTCTGTCATCTTATTCACCTTTTTGGTCTGACCTACGCTATCATTCAAGTCATTATTAAACATTTCTCCAGCAGACACATCCTCATCTTCTTTCTCAACCACTTCATCGGTATCGGAAATTGCTGCCTCTTTCGTTATTTTTTCAGCAGTTTCGATGTTTGCGTCTGGGTAAGCAGGGTGGTGGACGATAGCAAGATGATCGAAATCGAAATCTTCTCCGAACCACATTGTAGGCCTTTCGCCTTCTTTCTCGGCTTCTATAATTTCAGTAGGTATTCCAGACCCACCAATAGATACTCCATATTCAGGGCGCATCCATAAGCCAGACTCAAGGGAGGCGAATAATTCTGTTCGATAAACTTCTGCAACATACCTAACTTGGTAGCCTTCTCCGGTAGCATGGTAACTTGCTTCAGTAACAATACCCACTACGGCTTCATCTACTCCGCCATCCATATTTCTACGGAAGCGACCCATTTCAGCCTTGGGGTGATTAAGTGTTACATCCGAGTCAACCATTTTAGCAGTTAAGCGGGTAGCGAGTTCAGGACGAATACCCCAATTGTTTTTATTAATACCACTTGTAAATGCAATTCCACTGATACGCATAACACTTTTACCAGTGCTTGCTTCAATGCGTGTTTCTATTTTTTCTATTTCAATTTCACAGGTAACTGCTACTCTAACACATTCACCGTCAACAAGTTCTTCACCAACAGCACATTGATTATCGCAGGATGCTTTCTTATCTTTCTCATCATCGTGATACGCTACTTCAGGGAAATCATGATCTTCGTGTTGCTTCATACATACAGCATATCGCTGCTCTTCATTCCCGTATTCATCAACCATGACAGAATCAGCCATACATCTAGCCATGAAGTCGTCATGATTTTCTTGATCGTTAGGAGTTGGCATGGCAGCCTCTACTGTATCTGTACATCCACACATGCTATTTGCTAGAGTATCGACTGATTTATCATAGTTCGCCTCAACCTTATTAGTGCTCCATTGGCGACAAGACCAGTAACCGGCAGTTGTTTTATCTTTCTTTTCAGAACAGTTATGACGGTCACGGAAAGCCTTACGTCGCTTAGGGTCATCCCTTTTTATTTCCATGTTTGGGTCGCCAAATCTGACTATGATAACATTGCCTTTGGGATTCTTTACATAGACTGCGAACTTCTTACTTTGCTTAGGTGTTCGGAATGGTTTGTTAAGTGTAACTTTACGACCTTTGTATTCAGCGGCTTCCATAGTTTCATTCGCAAAAACAGCACCTAATTCTTCTTCTGCGTCGGGGTCATTTTCACGATACCATTCAATAAACTCGTCTTCTGTTTTAGCAGGAGAGTATAATTTAGTTCCATCCGCTAATGTGGAGTCATGGATTTCTCCATCAAAACCAATTTCTTTTGATTTTTTAATTGCACCTTCGGGTGTAGTAAATAAATAATCTTCCATTTTAGCAACTGAAAGACTCTCTCCCCAGTCTTGATAATCTTCTATTGGCATATTATTCACTTCTTTTGAAACGAGAGAATAGAGATTTTAAGTCTGTAAATATACCACTCCGATATTGTTGTTCACCCATCAATTTTTCAATCCATGTATCAAGTTCTTTATTCATGCTATCACTCTTTCTTTTTGGCAGGGGTGATTTTAGATTCAGGAGTTTTACACATTGAGTGCTGGTGACTCTGAGCAAGAGCCTCCATTTGATGCTCATGCTTTTGCGCTAACTTTTCTAATACCATATTATGCTCTTGAGCGTCAGTATTACGCTCTCGCTCATGCTTTAATTCAGTAGGAATATTATCGACTTCTTGACTTTGTTCCGACTCCCACATTCGTAGTACAGTTGAAAGTGCCGGTGCTGCCACTCCACCGATAATTGCTATAAGGGCAATAAAGCCGTCAAGATTTTGCAAAACGACATCTGGTTTTAGAATACCCATGCCTACTACTGAACCACAGGCCAAAAGCCATAGGTAGATTGCGGGTAATACAGTTTTACCGACCATCCGATCATTGAAAGATCTGTCATCACTTCTCTTACTCATGTTTATACCACCTCTTCTTTGTTTTATGATTATTACTGTCTACGGGTTCACACTTCATCTTCAGACATTTCGTCAGACATGTCATCATCATCCATAACTTGATTCTCTCTAGGCAATTCTCCTAATTCTATAGGCTGTGAATCCCCTATCCTCTCATCGCCACCTTGTTTCTTCGATACAGGCGGTAGACCAAGCATATCAAGTGATTGATTAAGAGTTAGTAAGCCAGCACTATAACCAATATTAGCACGTTGCATTGCTTGGAAAGCAGATTCTTCATCTATACTATCGAAGACAAGCATAGGGAGGTCTTGTTTTCTGTGCTCGATACCTAATAGGTCAAGATGCGTAGAGAACAATTCTTTGATTGATTGAACGAGAACTTGTTGAGTTCTGCGTATTGCCTGAACCGACCACTGGTTAGCGTTAAAGGTTGCTGCAAAGGTTGAACCTTGTTCTTGACCCATACTTACTCTAGGGACATGTAGAACTGCTGCGATATCACCGTTCACTTGGTCTAGGAACTTTGAGTTATCTGGGATTGTATTTTTGATATCTACGTGATGTAGATTAACATAGTGTGGTAAGATTGGTATTTGGTCAGCCCTCATGCTGTCCAGAAGTGTTCCTACCTTACCCATGATATGCTCAAGTCTTTCTCTTTGCTCGTTAGGATCGGTAACATGCTCAACAGCAGAAGCATCAATGGTAATATACTGCTTAGTCATACTGTCTTCTAAGGCTATACGATTATTCATGGTATTATACTTAGCCCTAATTGCTTGCTTTAACGATGAGAATCGGGATGCTCCCCATACTCCATAAGTCCAACGATCTAACTTATCTTCAAACCAGTTAGAGCGGTAATCTATTCTTATGTGTAGGATTTGACCGGCATCGAATACTTGAGTGTCTCTTTTGTTCTCACGGAAAACATATCTCCTAGCATTCATAATTGGATTGTCTCGGTCTGCTGCGAAAGGTATTTGCCTATCGTCGGTGATTGTTATCTGATTAACAGGTAGAGATTGAAGGCCGGTTATCCCACTCTTAGATGAACCAACGTATTTATTGATGTCATTACCGTAAACCATAAGATTTCTAGTTGCGCTGATGAGAATGTCGTCAAGGTCTACGGCTTCTTCCACCAATTCTTTAATTGAATTGCGAATTGTGCTATTTTTTGCTTTTTTATAATCAATACGGTAGTTATTAGCAGTTAAACTAACTGTTCTCACTGCACCATTTAGTTCAGGATCGTATTTGAGCATGTTATCGTATAGGTCAAAAATAGTATCATAGTTAGCATCGCTACGGAAAGACTCTGTGTCTGAAAATATATCCTTCATTCCAGCCACTACATAGAATGGGACATCTGATCCACTAATAGTCTGAGAAGTAGCAACTTCTCCAGTAGATTTTTGAGCCGCAGTTTTGCTCCCCCTTAAAAAGTCAAGCCAACCCATGTTACCTGACATGACTTACTGCTATTTTAAGATTGCTTAAAATATTAAAATATTAATGAAATACCACATAGATAAACCAAAAGTTCCCATTCCTAAAGAATAAGTAGCAACTTTTTTACGAATAAATGTATCAATAAGATATAGGGGCCCTGTTTTCATGTCGCTCAAAGTGCTGTCTATTTGCACTAGAGTATCGTTGATTGCCATACTAGCAGTCTCGAGATTTGCTACTCGTATATCCATCTGTTCATGGTCAACGGCTAATTTATCTAGGCTAGTGGATATGTCATCAACCTTATCTTTGATAATATCAATTCTGGTCATCAGACTGTAGGCTATTGTGTCGTCCATCTTTTTCACCTTTACGACTTCGTTTCCATAGCACCCAAGAAACGATTACCCAAAACACAACCTCAGTGATAAATAAAAGTAATGCACCCCATGACCCCCAACCCGGAACCGAGTAACATGTTTCAAACAATTCATCGTAACAAACCTCGAAAGGCCCTGTAGAAGTTAATGCGTCCCACATACCGCTCCACGTATCTCCATCCACCTGTTTTTTCATGCTGATAACATGGCGCACTTTTCATATTTCATCTTTCCTACTCTTTGGTTAGAATAGTCCAACGTATTTACCAGCAGATGAAGGAGATTTAGGGTTAGTCTTCCCTTGCCAAGAGCGTATATCTGCTGTTCCTGTGATAACCGGAGTAGGTGCGTGATCGAAATGATTGAATTGATCTATGGCGTGAGCCAAAGCCATAACTGTGTCATTATGCCTACCAACATCTATTATTTCTCCACCTTTCCACACATGACCTTCTAACTCATCGAATATTATATTGACTTTGGTGCGTGTTTCAACATTACCATAAGGCCAGTGAAACTTATGCTGCTCAAACCAAGTTCGTAAGCGGTTAAGAAGTCCCTGCTTCAAACCTTTGTTGCTTGCTTTGGATGAACGATAGTCGACAATAGCACCCTTCTGTCTTATGAGTGCTTCGTATAGTCTCTGGAAGCCAACATCTTCAGCAGCGATAGATGCGCCGCCATACTTAGCAGACCACTCAATAAGCATGTCTGCTTGCTTGTCGGGGGGGAAATCGTTACGCCTCCACATGTCAACGAAGTGAATAAAGCCCTGCTCATCTTGCCGCAACACTATTATCACAGTGTAGTCTTTTCCTATACCATGAGAGGGATCGAATCCGAGGATATATTTACTGTTGTCGAACTCCACGTCACTACCAAGAATGGCACTTACGTCTATGTTTTTTCTGACATCGCCCCGCTTGAAGACTTGGGCATCATCATCCACGACCTTACACAGATACTCCTGAGAGAAGGCGAGGTCGTCGTTCATGCTGAGTTTCTGCTCGAGCAAGAATCCGACTGGTCTGAACTCGGGCCAGAGGGCGAGTAGTTCTATATCAGGTTGAGCCCTATGCTCATCCCAATTAGGTAAAGCAGACCACACGTTAGAGTTCCAGACTTCTTTTGCTCTTTCTGATAACATCTCAGTGTGATATAAATCGGTTAGGGCCATAGGAGTCCCTACTACGAATAAGGATGTGCCGGGGTCAGTCATAGGCGTTGTAACCATACGGAACCAGTTTACTACTTTATCCATAGTCATATCACCAAGTTCAGCAAGAACATCATCAAGAGCAACGACACCAGGATGCTCACCACGAATAGCAGAACCTACACCTACTGCTCTTATCCAAGCACCATTGTTAAAGGTGAGTTTTTTCTTTGTTGACTTCTTGATTAATTTGCGCAATTCAGGGTGTCGAAGCATATCTTCTTCTATTTCTGCTAGACGATTTGCTGCCTGAGCGTTAGAAGCAGAGAATAACCATACTGTCATAGGTTTGCCATTCTTGCGCTTTTCAAATAAACACATATGTAGGAGTTTAACTCGGAGTGAACAAGATTTGCTGTGGGAACGAGGGGCGATAACACAGACACGATTAACATACTTATCTTGACCGCCACCATACATCTCCATCCATTCTTGGATATGGTCAGCCCATTTATACTCATCAGAAAGCCATTCATAGAAATATTTAATCTCATGGCGAGATCGTTCCATGTGGAAGCCTTTCATTACATTCATTCATTGCCTCTCCTAATGTATCTATGCGAGCAGGACTCGCACATATAATGACTATCTAAAGCGTTGCTCATACACCCATCAATCCTACAGAGGGATTTTAAGGGCGCGGGCGACGAAGGTAAGGTCGAAAGCACAACAGGCACAATGCAGCACCCGCATTACTTTTTGCTTTTCTTAGGCTTTTTTGCCTTTGGTTCCGGTGCTGGTTTTGCAGCCGGTTCTACTAGAATTGAGCGGGATCTACCGTTACCCAAATCTGTCTTTTCCCAAATACCCATTTCATCTTCATATCTTGTTACAGTCATTGGAAATCACCTTACAACATTGGAATTGCGCTAATTAGAATAGTCATTGATGGTATATCGGATGAGCCAGCGTCGGTTGCTACGAGATTTAATTGGGCACCCTTAACAACTGCCTTACCGATACCAAGTTCTCCTTCACGGACTACAGCGTTTACGGCAGCGGTTCCTACTACCATAGAGTCAGTAATATTGACATTGCCAAGACCGGGATTCACTTTGAGTTGTATGGCATTGCCGTTTGCTCCGCCGTCGGCCAAAAGTATTGCTTTTACTTCAGTAATCATTACCTTTCTATCTACGACTAAACTAACTGTTTCAGTAGCGCCGCCTTCAGTCTGCAATTGATACATCATAGTCATTTGGCCTGATGTTGCTGTTGCATTGCCATCAGCAATCATGTTGGTTGTTTGTAATCTTTGTAGTTTTCTGTTTCGAGCCATAAGAATCACCTTATGAGTATGACACACCTATCGTGTTACTTAAGTCTTACTCGATAAGCACTGGTGAAAACAAAGAACCAACTAAGCCTTCCTCATAATCTATTATATGAGCAGCCAAACCAGCAGGACTTTGCGTATAACCGTGTCGATAATGATAACGATCATGACCAGCAAGAGATGGTAGTTGGACAACTGTGCAGCCTTCAGTTTCTATTAGAGACTGGTGGTGAAGATGTCCGTGGAACCAGATATGCCAACGATGGGAACCCCAATGCTCACGTGCCTCCGAAGCCATTAGTGATGGGAGTTTATTCCCACGAACAGCATCTCCGTGTGTGAAACCTAAGAGTGTGTCGCCATAAGTTAGATATTGACGCGTCTTTGGTGAAACTATTACAGATACATCGTTAGCATTCTCATAAACAGCAGATAAATACATCATTAGGGCGTAAGTCGAGTGCCTATCGTGATTACCCGGCATAAATGTGACATCAACAGGCGCTATTTGTCGAAGTAATTCGATATGTTCACGCGCAAGGCGGCAACCAGTCATAAGTATCTCGGCAGGGGAAGCACAGGAGTCCTGTGGGGTGCCACGTGTTGTCGTATTGTTATCATTGTCGATATGGAACCAATCTGAACCAGCAGCGAGAATGATTTTTTCTGGTTGACCCGGAATACGAGCAGCCAATTCTTCAGTCTTTGAAAATAACCTCTCTCTAGCAGTATCAAAATTATAAGTCTCTCCTACTTCATCTACCCACCCATACTTTCCCCAATGGAAATCAGTAGGACTGATAACTAAGGCATATTGGCGACGAGATGATTTTAACTTGAGTTTTGGCGTTTTAGCCGGTGCAGCAGATACAAGTTTTAATAGATCGTCAAGGATGCTAGTTTTAAAATGGCGAAAGGACTGTGCGTCTTTCTTAATCTGAAGCATCTCTGCCTTTTCTGCATCTTTGATAATAGTAGCCTTTTTCTTCTGTAGTAATTTCTCTGTCAATTCTTGAGTCGAAGTGTTATTGATAATCTCGTCAGTAAAGGGAATAGATGTATGAGTCCAACCATGCTTGCGAGCGTATTCTCCAAACCATGACTGCGGGAACTCGTATCGGAGACAGATTTCAGCCTTTGTGAGCGGCTTACCTATCTTATCAGAGTAAGCATCAAGCATACCACGATGAATATCACCCTCAAGCGATATAGTCTCCTGAGCCACATGCAAATATGTATGGTAAATATCAAGCGCCGAATCGTAAGTATAATCTTCCCTTTCCTCAGCCTCTTCTGTAATCGGATTCAAAGGCATATTTTCCCATCGCATGATAGCCATTTCCCAACCTTTTACGGATCGTGTATCATCAATACTATGAAGGAACTTGGCGAAACCAAGTCGAGAGGTAGGTCGTTCATTAGCATATTCTTCTATAAGCGCATAGTCAAAAGGCGGTCTTCTCATCGTTATTAGGCAGTAAGTGGCTACTTAATAAGATTTGGGAAAAAAATACAGAAAAAAATGCGGGACACTAGGCTCTGCCAATGCGACTCAATAGAGTTCTTTTTGGAGGATGCCCGCCACCCTGCCGCCCCCTAGAGAGGGCAGCGAGGGCAGCAGAAGAGCCGCACTGTGTATCATGCTGCGGCATCACTGAGTCTCTCCTGTGTCCACACTTGGAACTCGCACTCATCGGTCTTGACTGAGTAGGCGAGCCTTTCAATCATGATGCCGTCCACGATATCGGTTACTTTTCTATCTGACATTATCATTCCTCCATTTTTGCAATAACCCATTGAGGGGCACAGGGGGCACAATATATCCCCCTTTCAACCAAAACGCCTTCATCGTTTCTAATCTTACTGTCACTGCGTCCCCACCATCCTAACCACTCATCACCACTCCAAGCGTGATGGTTTCCACATACTAAGCACTTGATGTATGTCATCTTTCACATCACCTCCACACATTGGCAGTAATCTACTACCGGAGGGCATTCGCAGGTTGCTGTGTCATTGGCCACAGTCGCCGGTTGTGTCTGTTGGGACATACCCCGCTCTGGTGGTGCCACTATATATACCCCTCAGTGTGTTTATTACACCGCATCTATATCTACTATATGGGAAGTATAACAGCGCCTAATATAAATGGGAAAGAGAGAGAGAGAGAATCATATTCTCCCAAGGAGAGAGAGATGGGGGGCCGAAGCCCCCCACCTATCATTCAACCTTCGATAATTAAGATGTCACAATTACCTTCAACTTCAAAGTGTTGCTTTGCTTTTGCATATGCATCATATTCATAGAAGTACTTTACGAATGGATGACCAAACATGTTCATCTTACCACTAATCTGCATGGCACGAAAGTCCTCCCATATGGACTTACTAATGCTGTAAGGCGGCTTCATACCGACCACTTCTTGTCTTGCTCGCTCATTTCGTTGCAGGTTTCATTATACAGTTGCCATGCCATGTGTTCTTCACATTCCTCTGTTACACACCACACGTACCAGTCATTGTCGTCTTGCACAATTCTATCAGTAGCGTGAAGCATCTTGCCACATGCTTCGCAATTACCTACTTGCCATTCCGAGTCGTCTTTTTCAGCCTCGGGCACTGTTGGGGTTATATTTTCCGCCATGTTTAGTGCAGGTAGTTCTTGTATATATACCCCCCACATGGTCGAAGATCCAGCACAATAGTATATACTATGGGAAGTATAGCGGCGGCAATTAAAATGGGAAAGAGAGAGAGAGAAAATTGATTTCTCCCCCATAGAGAGAAGAGAGAAACCCCGACCCCCGAAGGGGCCGAGGAATCATTCTTATTCATAGGCTGTTGGTGAAGTCTTCAAAGACCGACGCTAGTGCCATTATAGTGCTTTCTAGTTGCTTTATTCGTGCTTCTAGTATAGGTGCCTCGATAGTCTCTAAGGCTTCAGTAATTGCCTCTTCTAAGGTTTCACTTGTCACAAGTGATTCGTGGACTTCTTGTAGGTCACTGATTTCACTATCTATCTCATCGCATCTGTTGTCAAGGTCATACACTTCAGATTGCACTTCATCTATCATGCCTTTGAGGTCGTCTGTACCTATTACACCATGTAGGGCGTTAATCAAGACTTCCTCCACTGTCGGCTCTATCTCTTCTTCTACTGTCTCGTTTGTTTCTTCCATATCTTCTGTGCCTCCTTCGGCGTTCCTCCGAGGGGATGCCCCTATATAATACCCCTACCTGATTTAGCCTTATTTTACCCTCGCCGAGCCATATTTTAGGTCGCCGACAAAACCAGGGATTTAATGACAATATAGTGATCATATGGGAAGGGTACTTGCGCCAATTGATTATGGGAAAGAGAGAGAGAGAAAGTCACATTCTCCCAAGGAGAGAAAGACGGAGGGCCGAAGCCCTCCATCAATCATCCATTAATCAATTCAACATCGAACTATGTTATAGTTGTAATGAGAAGCGTCGAAGAACCCGTGGTCATTAAGTCGGTCTTGCATCTCATTTTGCTCTTCCTCTGACATACTACCAAGCACTTCATGTATGGTTCTGTCGGCGTCGCCTTCTCTAGTAACACTCAACGCACTACTAAAGATGACCCCTCGCTCTTTTTGTTCGTCTGTCAGTTCTCGCATGACAAACTGTATCTTCCTGAACGCATAAACTACGTCCTCTATTGTTTTTGGCCACATATTTCTTATCTCCATTTTTGCCCGTTTGGGCTTATCTGACGCTGTGGGTATGCATATATAAGGCTGCCTATCATCACTAATCGAACAATTAGTAATACTATGGGAAGGGTACCGCCGCTATTGAATATGGGATAAGAGAGAGAGAGATGAGAGATAGTCCCCGAAAGAGAGAACCGAGGGGCCGAAGCCCCCCGATAATCTTTTTCAGCGATTCAACGCTTGTATAATTTGACTACATCAAGGGCGAGATTATCGGCCATTATGTTGATGTGTCGGGTTGTCGTTGTGCTGTGCCATTCAGGGACGACTAAGTGTGCGCCCTGCCTCATAGCGACGCAGGTATCATAGGAATAGATGAACTCTCCACATACCAACATCTTAGGCGAACCGCCATAATTTCTTAGGCTCGGTGCCTTCCTCATTAGCGCGACTATCTGCGCCCTGTCATACCATCCTTCTGTATCAATTATTGTCTCCATTTTTCTTATCTCCATTTTCCGCCTTGCGGCCTATCTGCTGCTGCGCATCCCTCTATATAAGGCTGCCTCTGGTCTATATTTAATGACAATATTATGATCTAATGGGAAGCATAGCCCGCCAATAGTATATGGGATAAGAGAGAGAGAGAATTAAGAGAGTCCCCGAAGAGAGAGACTCTGAGGCCCGAAGGCCCCAGAGAATCAACTTCACTGTTGGTATAGTGACAGGTTCCAAGCATTACCGAGTTCGTGATAGTAGCCATATCCGCCTATCAAATCCATGAACTCATTGTGTAATTTGTTCATCTGGGGTCGCTCCCACCAGTAGTTCATGACCCTATACATGCCACCCTCAAAGGACATAGTGATGGTGTCGTTGTTACCATACTCTACATAGTCAGTTGCCTTTATGTCCTCTATTACCGTTTTTACTCCGCTACTATTGTAACTCCATGCTTTATTACCGAAGTATATTCTACTATCAGTTTGCAATTCATTCTTTTTCATCCACGCCTCAATCTTGCGTGCAATCTCGTATTTTTTCATCTTCACATCTCCTTGTGCCGTCTTCGGCTTATCCGATGCTGCGGGTTCCACCCTATAAAGGCACCGCTACTCTCTATTTTATGATCTAGGGGCTAATGGGAAGGAAGCCTTCCTCATACCCGACCCCCCCAAGAGAGAGAAAAGAGAGAGAAAATCACCCTGCCAAAATCGGGAAATCCTATGGGAAGGAGGGAAAAGTGCGAAATTAGGCCAATAAGAGAGATTATGCTTTCAAAAAGTGGGAAATGGTTATCGGCGAAAAGCCGCTCCGATACATATCGAGTATATAGCATGAACTACGGTGACTATATATCTAAACGCCGACAGGACGGGTTGCACTGAACCTAATTCAGAAGCCGAGATACCAATAGCATCCTCCCGAGGGATGCAAGCACCCGATTGACGGGAAAGCAGGTCAAACCGCACAAGGGGAGAGGTGCGATGAGTTCCGAAATTACTTATTCACGTCATACGATTATCAGACGATTACATTTGTGCTGTCCTGTGTGGCAGCACCATTATTTTCCCATTAGGGATAAACAAGGAGGAAACAAACAAATGAAAATAGAAAACGTAGCACTAGGAATGAATGAATTAGCCCTTGGGGTGGCCTTGGTTGCGATGCTTGCATTGCTTCTAGGGGTTGCTGCCAAGGGTCGTAGGTATGGCGTCGAAATCGAAGTCATTCGCAAGCATGGGGTCAGCAAATCCGGCCTAGCGAATTGGCTATCACGATTTGTAAACGGCACTCAATACCGTGGATATACGCATGAAACTATGAACACATGGAAGTTGGTCGATGACGGCTCTCTGAACAGCAGAGGAGTCGAAATAGTCAGCCCACCCATGTATTCAGAAGGCCATCAACTCATCCATACGATATGCACTAAATTGAAGGGATTGGCTTCGGCTGACGCTTCATGTGGAGTTCATCTCCACACCCGCATATTGGATGAAAATGATGGCATTGATTCAGTGATGTATGGTGGTAATTTAGACAAGGCTGTAAGCCTAGTCGGGTGGATGTTTAGAACAGCATTTGCTTACAATTATTTCCAACCTGTGATTGATAATTTCATGGCACCTTCGCGCCGTTCTGAAAACAACCCGAGTTATTGTGGGTCAATAGATAGAATGGTTATGCGAGCAGGTAGCATGAACCCAAATTACAACATCACAGCCGACTCATTTCAAGGTGGTCTTAACGCCATCAAGGATGAGGAAAGTAGGTGGTATATTTCACGTGATATCATGAGTGAGTTGCGAGCAGGTAGATATGGAAATATCAACTTCGGTGCACTAGGTAAATACGGCACCATTGAGTTCCGTCAACATGGCGGCACTACTAACCCAAATCAGATTAACAATTGGGTTGAATTGATGCAACGTCTTTTGCTTGTCTGTCGTGAGGATTGGACTCCCGCTTCATTGCGTGACCCGAGACAATACACACAGACTCTAGGTGGATTCTTTGAATGGCTTGGTCTTTACAAGTCGCCACTACATGCGTTCTACACACGTCGCACCAAGAAGTTCAACGGGTCGCTTTTAGCAGCCTGTACATCTTGTGACTCGACGCACTGTGACGGTGATGACTTTTGCCCACGGACACGCACACCAACCCCTTATTCTTACAGCGATGAAATGGATGAAGATGAGGATTATGAGTGCGAGGAATGTGGATATGATGCGGAGGACTGTGAATGTTGATGCTTCTCAGTCTACTACTACCTTTGGCCATCTTGGTCAACTGTGGCATTGGTGCTTATCACCACGCCTCAGCAGACACCATGCGTGTCAAGAAGGGACTTCGCAGACTTTGGGTCGGCCTAGCATCTCGCGGCACAGACGCAGCGGGAATGGCCTTCACTAATACTGATGGACTCAATCCGAATAATGGCAAACCCACTGACTTTAACGGGTCTTGGGTTATCAAGTCACCAACGGCGTCGAAGTCGATGGCAAAACACGTTTCAGGTTTTCTGAATAACAGCACTACTACTGTGCTGCTACACACTAGACTTGCCACACATGGAGCCAACGACGAGACAAATGCTCATCCGCATCGCAGCCCACAAACGGGTCGCATAACGATGGTTCACAACGGCATGATTTCAGGCCACTCTCAAGTCTTCAAGGACTTGAAGGTCAAGCCTCTGACTGATTGCGACAGTGAAGCAGCAGCCGCTTGTCTTGAAGACGGTGGCATCGACTGTGTAGTCGACCTCTGCTTCGGCAGCATGAGTCTACTATGGACCGACAGCAGTGAACCAAATGTCCTCAATGCTTGGACTAACGGTGGCAATCCTTTGGCCTTCGGGCGATTGGATAATGCCGACACAGGTTCCGTAGTATTCGGGTCAACAAAAGCACATCTTCAGGCAGCCTTCAAGGGTCGCCTCAAGTCATGCTTCGATGCAACCATCGGTCGCCACTACAAGGTCTTGGCAGACGGGTCAATCACTCATGAGGATATCAAATACTCTGAGGACACCTACTACACCAAGTCTTGGTCATATAGTTACGGCACCAAGTCCAAAGCAGTCAAGAAGACCAAAGGGAAGCACACTTACAATGGTAAATACCACCAAGGTGTGCGACCTGATGGCACTACTTACAATCTGCCGGATTGGGTCGACTTTACTGACCAAATGGATATGATTGATATTGAGGATGGCGAATACGATTACAATCGCTATACTGACTATTACTCGGACTTCGCAAGCCTGTGAATAATTCATTCATTCAGCACGCAGAAGCAGTCTGCGGCCCTCACCCCTTCGGGGGTGGGAGTCGCTCCCCCTTGTTACACCCGATTCAATTTCCGATTCACCCAACCTCTGTCCTTGGTTGGTTCGGTGGAGGAGCCGTCGGCATTGCCGGCGGTTTCCCCCGCCAGGAACTCATCGCACCGATCCTGCGATCTTAGATTTTTTTCATAGACCTTTTTTAGCAAGTTTTTCTGCCGAATGCGCAGAGAGATAGAGAGAGACATAGTAGAGAGAGACAGCCGAGAGAGATTACCTACTTAGAGAGATAGGGAAAGTAAGAGAGATGTGAATTACCTTCCTTCCCATCCCATTCCACCGCAGCGGTGCATCGAGAGAGATTAGAGAGATGGATCGACCGCAAAAACCCCAAGCAGCAGCAGCAGCCAATCGTACTAAGAGATGCCAGTATATATAGTTACCTCCAGCCCTTTCGAGAGATTGTTGTCCGCCGAGGCTGCCCCTTATATAGCCTTCCATCCCATAAGAGAGATTGGATCGGGAGAGATTAGAGAGATGCTGAAAAGACTATATACCCCCATCTTCTGCGGAGAGTGCTTCCGGCGGAGGGGCCGCCAAAACCTAGTTTCTTTATTACACCTAGTAACTTCCCCTATGGGAAGAGAGGAAGAAAGAGAGAGAATCGTGCATAAGAGAGATTGGGATCTTCAAAATTGGCAAATCAACAAGACTATAAGCCGACATATTCTGCGCTGACAGGAACGGCGGACAGTTAATAATTAATAACACTGTGCTGTGAGGATAAAAAAGTGAAAGTAGAAATTGAGGGAGTAGGTTTTCTCGATATTTTCTTGATTTTGACCTATTGCTACCACCAGTTTATTTTATTAAACCTAGTCAGTTTTTCCACGGCACCCGCCCTCATACTGCGCTCTTCCATAAGGAAGTCGAATTACCTAGGATTACCTCGCTAACCCCTGAAAAGCCTCGCAATCGTGCGTTATTATAGGATCGATGTCGGTTTTTGGTAGCCGGTGCCTTTATACCCTGATACTAACAGCAATGGATATGGCGGAAAATACCCAACCCATCCCGACCGAGGGGAATCATGACTCGGAGGCTGTATTATTGCAAAGCAATTGGTGTGAGTGCGGCTGGTGCTCAACTGAGCACGGTATATCATCTACGCAGCACAGACCTGACTGTGGGCATATCCCTTACGGTATTCAGCACGGCTATAATGACCCGTATAATATGCTTCGCTGCTCTTGTCCTACCGACAATCTATACGGTGAGGATATGACAATTCCAATGCGCATTCGCTACAACCCAAGCACTGAGTTTACTGAGGTGGACGCATGAATCCTGATGGCACAATGGATTGGAAAGACAGGGAAGATTTTCTACTGGAACTAGTTCTCTTAGATGCTCAATCGCTCTCATGGAGATTAGGTAGCCTACTAGGTCAGCGAACAGATGAAATGCGCCTGATATCAGAGCAACCTTATCCTCACCTTTGCGAATCGTCAGTTCTTTCTGATTTGAATACCAAGATTGGAATGATAGCGCACGTGTCAAAGGCAAAAGGATTTACAGACAATCAAACCGGCATATGGCGTCTAAAGCAAGAAAAAGATTTGGACTTGGAGGTGGTCTTGTGAAGCGTCAAATCTGTAAATCATGCCTTGGTGCATCCGGTAGCAGGGTAATCATGCAAGATACCAAAGGCAACTCACATGGCGAATGTGTGCCGTGTTGGAAGGGCGATTTCGATCCTAGGCAGGTGAACGCATGAATGGGAAATTATGGACTGATATTCATGGGCAGTGGATTGAACTATCTGGTCGCCAAGTATTCCAACACAAGATTGAAAATACCGATTACATGCCGATTTCAGATTACGATTGTGAGCAAGGAATTGACCGCACTTGGTATCTCATGATTGAGACTAGTGGTGCGACTTGGATTTGGGACGGAATGATAATGGAGGGCTAAATATGATAATAAAAAACGCACAAATAACAAAAGAGGAATTAAAGACACTACGAGATGCGCAGCGTATCGTGGAGGACATGCGAATGGATAACCTATTTGGTGACAAGACCAACAGTTACATGCTACT